GATACCTGTTACTTGATCAACTATAACTGTAGAAACACCTGATGCAACTGCAACCATTACAGTTCTTGAACTGGTAGTATCACCAACCATCATAATTGGGTCATTAACAGTTGTCTGTGTAGAGTTAACTGTAGTTGTTGTACCATCAACTTGTAAGTTACCTTTGATGATAACGTCACCTTCATTACTCAATCCATCTGGATATGGGTCAATGAATATTTTGTTTTCTGCACCAGCATTTGATGCGATGATATTATTATTAATTCTGATATTACCAAGAGTAGCATCACCTGAAGTAATTAATTGATTATCAATAGTTACTTTACTACTACCAAATCTTACATTTGCTCCAGCAAATCTTAATTCGTCTGTTCCATTCTCATCATACTCTATAGTTGCATCAGAGGCATCTGTTCCATTTGCACCTCCACCAAATCCAAGTTTGGTGTCATCTGGTATCATTACCTCACCAGCACCATTTGGATTAAAGATTATATCACCGTCAGTATTTGTTGAAGATAATGTATTAGTATCTAAAGTTAAATTATCTACATTCCAAACATCTATTTTTCTACTACTATCAAGAATAGCAACAATTCCACCATCACTATTTCGTGAGTTAGTTACACCTGCTAACGCACCAGGTGTATGCTCCATCATGGATGTGTAGTAATGACCAGCAACTGGATGAACGTTTGTACCGTCATCTCCTAAGAATACTCTGTCTTTATATTGATTTGCACCGCCATATTGACCTACACCAGTCACATATGCCATTTCACCCCAATTCAAACTCGCTGGTTTGGCTGTACCAGATGATCGTTTGATTCTAATTATACTAGCCATTTCAGAAATTTCCTCCGTTGATGTCTAAATTCTGTGTCGCACCTGGCGTTAGTTCTAAAGTCGTATCAAATTTTTTGGTTACACCATTAAAGACAAGAACCATACCATCCTGCAAGGTTCCAGTTACATTCACGTCACTTAATTCTGTTAATGAAAGAGTTTGAGCACCTGCCAGAGATGAAATAACCTTTGTGGCATTTTGTTGTCCGACTCTTACTTTTATATCTGCCATCTATGATAAGCAATTTAGATCTGAAAGTATTTATATTTACTAAGACGTTATCTTTGAAGCCAGTTCATTTAACATGGATTTTAGAGTTTCAATCTCCTTTTTCATATCATCTAACTCAGCTTGTTTATCATTATTTTTCTTTCTTATACTCATATAATTTTCATATCCGACACTATCTGTGTTTATAATTGCATTAGTTTTTTCATCTCTAAAGAGATTTTTATGTCCTTCAACTGGTATCATGCTACTTTTTTGATTGTTTTTTTCTTTGCTAATGGTATACCTGTTTCTCTTTTAAATTCACTTTTTTCAAATTCAACATCTTCCTTAGATTTAACTCTATCATATAAACCTTCATATTTACCATAACTTTTACCAAAAGTTCCCTTTGGTGTCCATTGCTCCATAAACTGTTTGAATGTTTTCATTATGCTAATGCGATTGCTCTGAAGTCTTTTAATTTAACTGGTTGTGATTCATTTGTTGAACTGAATACAATCTTGATAGTAAATGCATTAAATTGCTCTAAGTTATCAACTGAGAACTGATACTCTGAAAATTCGTTCAATCTATTAGGTGCAACATAAGCATCTGCTCTACCATCATTTAATTCTAAGTTAATTATTTCATCACCAAATCCATCACCGTTTGTATCTTTCATATTAACATAACCTGGAAATGGTCTATATGTTTGAGATACTTCACTTGAATCTTCACTATGTAAACGATAGAATACTCTAAAGTCTGCCTCTGGTTGAACACTTGCACCAACTAGAACTTTGAGAGATGTTGCTGGTTGTTGTAAATTTACAACAGATGAAACAAATACTGAGCCATGAGGATCATCCTTAATCTGATTAGTTCTACTATCAGTAGCATAATTAGATACTGGTTTATTGATTTTATTTCTTCCTAAAATAAAGGTTGCATTCTTTACATCAAGAGCAGGTGATAAATTAGAGTCCTCTGTACTCATGTCTACTGCTAATGTGAGAGACTTTTTCTTAGGCAAATTCTCTAATCTTGCATCTTCATTTATTTTTGAAGCAACTAATCTTGGAGTTGGGAAGAATGTTGTTTCATTCAAAATAGTTGGTTCAAAACCCTGATCAATAAATGAAACTTCATCACCACCAGAACTTGTACCACTCACAGTTCTTACAGAAGAATTTACCCTCGTAGTTCTACCTGGTGTGATTACATTAAATTGTGGGGTAATAGTACTAAATTGATGGTTTTGTGAAATTTGAATATTAGATCCACCAAAAGCTTTTTCATTAGTAAATGATATTTGCTGATTTCCAGATGTAAATGTTCTTGTAGGATCACTGAATAATCCTCTATTAATCTCAATATAATAATTATCAATATCTTTAGGATCTGAGGACACTGAGTGAGTTGTATTGATACCAACCAATGAAATTCCACCTGCTTCATAAGTTTGTATATCAGTTCCTTCAGGATGAGGGAATGCCTTCGTATCCAATTGTGCTCTTGTTAATGTAAGTTGACCAGTACCAACTGTGTAAGTAACAACTTCCTCTCCAATTAATGCCTGACCAGTGCTTGTTGAAATACCATTGAATGATACAAATGAGGACGTATCAGCAATTGAAACAACAGTATCAGTTGCTGTTAATGATTGAGTTATTTGTGTTATCGTTGTGTCTGGTTTTACATTTGTTATACTTACCTGATTAACACCAGAATGATGAGCATGATTGTATTGAGTTACTTCAAATTTATTTCCAGTGAATAAAGTTCCATTAACAACAGAGTCACCATTCACAAGTGCATTAGGTACAGGAGTTCTTGAATTATTACCAGCACCGTAATGAACTAAAACTTCATTGTCAACAAATTTTTCACCTTGAACATCTGTTAAGAATAATGTATCAAAAGTAGTGTTTATAGAATTTACTACTAATTTAAATCCTTGACCACTTGTAACTTGTAAATTTGTATTATCAATTGTCAATACCTCTCCAACCTGATATCCAGAACCAAGAGTTAAGTTAGATATAGATGTGACAACTCCATTAGTTAAAGTAACTGAACACTGTGCTCCAGTTCCTGTTCCAGTTAATGATACTAATGGTATGTTATTGACATTAGTAACTGCATAACCTGCTCCACCAGCAACTATGTTAAATGATGAGTTGCTTGCTATAGGTGCTCCTTGTCCCTCAACTACACCTATGATAGAACTATCATCGCTATCATTAGCTGCACCTGTGCTTACTTTTCTTCCAATAGGAAATTCGTTATTAGTTCTTGCACCTGAACCATCAATAGAAACTTTAAGTTTTCTAGGTAAAGAGCGAAGTGCATTATCATTAATGACCTGTGTATTTAAATTGCCAGGTATAATTGGTGAATTGTAGAATGTGGCAGTTCCAGATGGAACAAATGAAGCTTTACGTAATTTAAATGCTAAATCTTGATACTGACTTGCAGTCCAGATAGTACCATTTTGTGATTTAAATAAACTACCACCAATATATTGTTTAGATACAACCACATTCTCAACATCTGGTAGTTGTGAAGTTTTAACAGTTTTCTGACCCATAGTTGCAACCCATAGTTCATACTTATCAGATGCAGGTGATAGAAAAACAATTGCATATTCTTTCTTTGGTTCTAAGTAAACTGGAGATGAGAATTTAATTGTTGTAGGAACAGAGGCATCGTCAGATACATTAATTTGACTTGGATTTAATGCAAGTTGAGTGTAATCTTGGACGAGTAAATTAGTCGGAGTTCCTAATTCAACATGTCTTAATTCAACAAATAATTTTGCTAATGGATCTTTAGATGCAAAGTAAACATCGAATGATGTTAAGAAGGCACCAGTTTCGTCAACAGTGAATGATTGTGCTAATGGATCTCTATGACCAGCATAGAAGAATTGTCTATCAGTTCTCTTAATAGTATTGGTTGTGATAGTTACTTCATTTGCTCTTTGAGCAGGTGCGGGTGGATTTCTTACAGCAACTGTGGTTTGATTTTGTGTAATAACTGTTCCTGTCCCTGTAAAGGTTCCAGAAGCGTCACTGGCAAGTGCAGTCGCACCTGGTACTGGTATTACACCCTCTGGTGCTGCAGTCACTCTAAAGGTCTTTGTGCCAGATCTAAAGACAACAGGTGGTTCTGGAGTTGTATTTGCATCTCTAAAGAAAAATGCACCTAACAAATCACCCCAATTATCTGAGAATAAATTAGTATTTGTTACTGTTGCAACTGCTCCACTTGTCTCTCCAACGATTTGGGCACCCTTAACTACATATCCAAAATATTCTTCCAAATTACCTAGTGCTTCTACATCTACATTTAATAATTGTGATGTTGCAGAATATGTTGAAGATGGAGCTGGTCTGCTACGATCATAAGGGTCAACAGTATATTCTTCAACAGCGACAGAGGGAGAACCTAATCCTGCAGTAACTTCTGGACGACCAATATCACCAAACTTATGATTTGGTTTTTGTAATCTAATATATCCTATTTGCTCTCCATTCAACAAAACTTTTGCTTTTTCAAAAATAATGAATGATCCAGCAGACATGCTGATTTCAATTAGTTTGGGAGTAATATCAGGAACTCCATTATCAAGATAATGATAATGTTTTGTTAGAGGTTTTAATCCATTCGCATAAAATTTAACATTTCTAGATCTCATATATGGATCTGCCTTTGATGTGATTTTAACATCAGCAACATAATCATACTCATCTTTGTTTCCTTGCAACACATTAGTGAAACTTCTTTCTGTTCTTACAGTATCTGTGATTGTGATGTGATTACCAAAATATCCTGTTTGAGTTTGACCATTTGTCTCATCAAATGCCTCTACATCAACTTCTGAATGAGTTACCTTTTTAGATACAACGTTTGCTATTTCTGCCCATGTATTACCAGTTGTCTCAGTTCTTGTGTTATTGATGTATATTGTTCTTGACCAGTTATCTGATGGAGGATCAAGGAAAACAACACCTGCAAATACAATTACATTAAATGGGTTTACATTCTCAACTTCCGTTGCATGTGGTTGATTAATCCAATCTATTTCTTCATAATCAAGTGTAATTAAATCACCAGTTTTTCTACAGTTTGTATCTAAGAGTCTTAAATTGGAATTAATATCAGAAGTTTCTAAGTTAATTGCAGGGTCAAGTGCTAATTCAGCTCTCATAGACCAAAAATCAACAGCTGTGATTAATTCACGGTGAAAAGTATCAACATCACATGTAGAACCCTCTTCTGGATCAAAATTAATAAATCTTCTATCTTTAAAGTTATTTACAGCGAAACCACTCTTAAATCTATCTAAACCATCTGCATCTCTTACTTGGAAAGATTTCGTATCTAATTCAAGTGCATTTAATGTTGTTGAGTTTTCAAGATTTACAATTCTTCTCTCTAGAGCACCAATATCTCTCATTGTAAATCTGCGATTATCTCTCATTAAGATAGTTGGTTGTTCTGCAGTATTATACAAATATGGAGGTAATGATATCTCTGCAATTTCCATCGAATCACCAAATTCTGTTGGTGGGAATGGTTCTTCTGCAGATTCACCTTTAATTAATTTCACCTCTTCAAATTGATTGATAACAAGTTTATCAATTCGAGGTAGATAAAAACTAAATCCAACAAGTGAACTTTCATTAGGAGTGATAATAAAAGGTGATTCTGAAGTAAATGATCTATTATTGAATGCAAAAGGAGAACCTTGTGTTGAAGATACATCAAAATCAATTACTCTTGGTCTAAAATCTAAAACATCGGTAGCTCTATTAAAACCTATGGCAGGTATATCCTTACTGTATCTGTCAGATGTATATGAATTGACTGAGAAAATATCACCACTAACGCCAGATTGAACTTCATATTTGTCAAAAATTATTAATAATTTTTTTGAAGGGTGTGCTGATTTAGCATTTCTAACTATCTTTGAATAATCACAGTATTGTAATTTATGACCTTTGTTTAAAGTATAGTTGTTTGTTCTATCTACAAAATTACCAGTGGTTATACCCTGCAAGATAGATTGTATTCCTGACTCTTCAAATTTTACCTGCTCACCAACTGTAAATTTATTTGCGTTTAGATATACAAAATCAATTGTATTTGAGGTACGACTTACTACTTGACCAATCGCACGACTATCTTCTCCAATAATTTTTTCACCTATTATTGTATCTGTATTAAGATTAAGACCACTAACAAAAGTTAACCTATCCAATACAGGTGTAGATGTGTTTTTAGACTCATAAACTGCAACTACATTAACAACATCTGGCACATTAAGAGATATTTCTTCATCTTCTACTCTTAATCCATACCTATCAGACTGTGTTAAATTACTATTAGCTGTTGATATCCCTGTGCTACGAGTTACTTCAAGTTGTTGACTTCTCTTAAATATTTTACTCTTACTTGTTAATCCTATTTTTTTGAGAGTTACATTGACTGTTGCATTTCCACTTGTTTTAGATAATCCATTGAAAACAATATCATTTCCACCATTTGTTATAGTAACTTGATCTGATGTTAATGGCTCAGTCGTACCATCAGTATAATGGATAGAATATTTTTCAGCATCAAATGGTTCAAAAAATGCACTAGTAATACCGACTGTAGCAGCTAATCCAACTTGAGAAGATACTGTTATAGTACCACCACCTGTTCCTCCACTATTACTGATTGATGTATTAGGTAATTGACGAGTAATAACTATGTTTGAATTTGAAGTTTCAATAATCGATACATTTTTCTTTGGTAATCTTGAAAAAAGTCCTGATTGTTGTACACTTGTAATTAATGGTACTTTAATTCTAAATGTAGAGTTTGTAGAAATTCCCGCAGCAAGAATGCCACCATTATTAACTCCTGTTACAGTTGGAGTTGTTGATAATCCAAGAGTTTCACCATTATCACTTATTGAAATAACTTTATTATAAACAGGATCAGAAAATGTTCCATGAGAATAAGCAATTATAGTGTCTGTTTTTATACCAACTTTTCCACTAAATCTACGATTTGCTACAGTTGCAGTATTTGATGTACTTCCACCTAAAACAGAAAGATTATCTGCTAATGAAAAATATGGTAATACTCTATCATACAATACTGTGTCAGCACTAAAATTAGATGATAATGAAGTTATTACCTTACTCTGAAAAACAGATTTGATATCATCAATTGTATATGTGTTTATTTTTATAATTGATGATTTCTCTGTTGAAATTTTTTCATTGAATATTATTTGCTCCCCATCAATAAATGAACCAGTAGTCTCAGAGAGTGCTAATTCATTTACACCAGTTGCATTTGCATCTTCCGCAAGAAAACCAATTGCACCACTTGACAATCCTCTTACTCTTGTCCCTGCTACTTTATTAGATGCATTTGTTAAAGAATTAACTTTTAATATGGTAAATGTCTGAATATCATATAGATGTAAATCAAACTGTGTTGAAGCACCAGTATAAGGAGCATCTGACGCACTGTATGAATATACTCTTGCTTTTCCTATTTTTAATCCTCTATCTACTGCAATATCTCCTTTATTTCCTTTTCCGTTATACAAATCAATTGTATTGTTATTTGAACCACCTATATTAATATATGGTGTGCCAAATACATTATTAACTTTAAGATTTTGACCCATTCTAAATGGAACGGATGTTGCTCCAACTGTTTTTGTATCTCTTGGTTTTTCAATGTCAAGTACAGTTGTTCCTGGTAAATATACGTCAAATCCTCTAACATATGCTTTACCTGGTGACAATTTAACACACATTAAATCATCAGATGGTGTGTTACCCTGATCTGTTAATACATTAGATGTGTAAAGTCCTCTTGAACTTATTTCATCATTTAGAGAGTTTTGAGTATTAACACGGAATGGTTCAACAGCATAATTACCAGATTCATCAAATGTTCTCTTAGCAAAATATTTTTTAATCTCTGAATATACCGATTTGTTCTGTAATTTTTTAGTTTCTCCTTCACTAATTCTGAACAACTCAACAAAATTAGTATCATTGAAGTCTTGTAGTGATTTCTTTGCTAATTTTACCGATATCTTAAATCGATCTGCACCTGGTGCAGCAAAATTAGTAAATCCTTTTGCATTATCATATAAAGTGTCATCATCAGTAGCACTTACTACTTCCTCAAGAACTTCAAATCCAACTCTATATGATGGTGTGTTATTATAAGGTTCTAAGACAATTAAAGAGGTAGGAACATCTACAAATACCCCTCTCATAAAATATACACCTTTATTCACACCAAAGGCAGAACCTGTTGCTGAAGCATTTTCGGAAACACATGTTAAAATTGTCTCATTTATATTTAAAGTAGTATTTCCATAAGTTAAAGTCTCTTCAAGTATCAATACTTCCCCATCTGGAAAAGCAACACTCTCACCATCAGTTCCAGACTGATTATATTTTACAAAAATTGTAATTTCATCAACTCCCTCCTCTGGAGGTAATATAAAATTCTTTATAGTTCCTACAATACCAGAAGTTTGTCCAATTACTCTAGTTCCCTTACCACCATTATTAGATATGAGTTCATTTAAGTAAACAGATACATCAATGCCAAGATGTGCTGCGTTTACCTTTACTGAAAAATACGATGCATCATATTCCACGCCACCTGGAATGACCATCGAACCTTCTTTAAAAATATGCTTACCAAAAGATTCAACTTGATTTTGTATAAGAGACTGTAATCCAGTTAGTTCCCTTGCTTGAACTGGATGACCTGGTCGAAATAAAATCTTATAAAAATTTTTCGCCTTATCAAAATCATCATAATAAGGATTTATATTTAAATTAGTCTTTTGTGGCATTGTTAGAATTCGAGTATGATTTTAATGTCTTCCTTTTGACGAGAGTTTCTTACGATCTGAGGTCTATTATCTAAGTAGATAATTTCTCCCGACCCTTTATTTATCTCAGACTCTGATAACCCTGCGTTAAAATTGGTTCCCAAATTAATTAATTTGTTCCCAGTAGGATTAGTTGTAATGCCTGAAAAATTAATTGATATTGCACCAGAAAAACTTGAAGTTTTTCCTTCAACATCATTTGCACCAATAGCTGACTCAAACTGATAAATTCTACCTGATGTAGAAATACCTGTATAATCAGTATGATCATATGAAGTTTTATTGAAATATAAAGAGCGATCTCTGAAATATTTCAATACTTTTGTTTCTTTATCATATGAAGCGATAAAACCTGAAGCTACTTTACCTGCATCTGGTGCAACTGTTAAAACCTGTTTGATTTCTTCACCTACTTGAGGAGTTCCACTGACAGTTGAAAATTTTAATGCTTGTAATGATGAGTATGTATTATCAGTATAAACTATATCAGTGCCTACTTTTGTTGGATTTTTAACAACTCCAACCTGTGCAAATTTTGTGTCTATTGGAAAATCCTTTGTGGAATCATCAAATCTTGCATAAATTATAACCTTGTCCGTACCTAACTCTGAATATACGTCAGAACCATGTCCTAAACCAGGTGGTATAATTGGTATGAGTTTAGCTCTACCTGTTGCACTTACATTACTGTTCAAAGTTCCTAAGTCAACTATACCATAAGTGTATCCCTTTCCACCAGCACTAACAGTAACATCAGTAATTTTACCATTTACAACATCAACTCTTGCTTTAGCACCACTACCATCACCTAAAATATCAACCTCTTGACCCAATCCGTTTGCATAACCAGTACCTGCATTCTCAATGTATACGTGTTTAATTTGATTTAAGTTTACATCAGAATTTCCATTCTCTCTTACTAATCTTATTTGAGAATCAGTAGTTGTTGACCAACTATTAGGTACGGTAATATACTCTGTAGAGTCAAATTTTATAATATCACTTGGAGAAACTGTAAATAGATATTTCCAAATATATCCATCACCACTATTTCCTGCCTTTGAAGGTTCTAAATCTGTAAAGGTAGGTTCATCCTGAGATATATTCCCTAGAACATTATCTCCTGAAGAACCGTTATCAATACAAACATATACCTTAAAATCAGAATTTAAAACATAATAGTTTGCATCATATAATCTATTTGCTGCAGTAAGTGGACT